GAATGTCAGCTAAATCTAATTTTGGATTTGGTAAAAACTTAGGAATGATACTTACTATTGCTGAATTAGTTCCTTCAGCAGAAACTCATATGGTTACTCCTAAAATATGGCAGAAATATGTAAGAGTAACTGTTAAGGGTAAAGCTATCAAAAAAGAAGTAGCTAAAATAGCTCAAGGATTATACCCGAATGCAGAACTACATGGTAAACGTGGAGGTCTACTTGACGGTAGAGCCGATGCATTAATGATTGCTCACTATGGATTAAAACATATGGAGGAAGAATGAAAATAGAAATAGATATAGATATTGAATCTATAGTAAGAGAAGCACTTAAAAAGAAACAATCAGAACAGATAGTTTCTGCTCCTATAGAAGCTCCTCCTACTAATGGTAAATCTAAATGGGAATATGGACGTGTACCAGGTAAAAGACGCACTACTGAAGAACTAGCTCTACATGAAGCTGAAAAGAAATTAAAGCGTAGACTTACTCCTGAAGAAAAAGGAGAAATCAAAGCTAAAGTACATATAGATGAAACAACAGAAAATAAAATTAAAGAAGCTGCTATTAAAAAAGATAGAATAGATAAAATGACTGCTGAGGGTATTGCTGCAGCTACTAAAGAATTAATTAAAGAAAGTGAAGATATTATTCATGATGAAGAAACAATTCCTAAAACTGAAGATTTTAATCTTCCTAAATCCTTATTTCAATGACAAACATTAAAAGTATATTTTATACTATCGGAACTATTGTCCTGATATTCACAGGAATACTCATATTACCTATAGGATTATTTTTACTTGTTATAGCTATAGTATATGGTTTTTATAGATTGTTATTTACCGTGAGACAAATCCATGATTAATCTACAAGAAGCATTATTAATAGTAAGTAAATTATTAAATGATTACTTAAATGATCCTAATATTCACGTAACCAAAGAACAAAAACAAGCTGTACTATTAGTTAGAGATATAGCTGAGGGTAACGGTTGGAGTATTCAGAATGAATTTCGAGATTAGAAATTCTTTAGATCTGATAATACTTCAAAGAGAGTTATATTATTTGCTTCATCAAATAGATCATCAGTCTGGAAGACATTCGGTAAGAAGTCTCCACCCATCCAAGCACTATTTACATTACCTAGAGTAGGCATACCAGTCAATTCCTGTATAACAGCAGAGATAGCAACAGATGATGGATTAGTTGTTACTAATCTTTTAACAGCTCTTTGATTTCTTAACCAATAAGATAAGAAAGAAGTAGCACCAAGAGCGTCAATCATTTCTAATGGAGCAATAAGAGACTCATCAAATAGTACGAATGCTTCTAGTGCTTCATGTAATGCTTCTTTAAAGGATTTTCCTAAAACATTTTGACTATGTTCCATCATTACATAGCGACCCATAAAATCTGTCATCTGTACTACTTGTTTAGAATACTGATATGGAATACTTTCTTTAGTCCAAAATAATGTATGTGCAACTGTTTGTACACTTCTAGGAATTTTATCTCCAATATTTTTAAGTTCACCTTTAAATAGTAAACGAGACATTCTATTCCAATATCCATCCATTTGAGCTGCATTTAAATCTTCAATAATTAATGAATCTACACCCGCCTCATTCATTTTATGAATCTTATTTCCTTCAATTCTAACTTTCAATCTCTTTACTTGCTGAGCTTCAGCACTGTTATCTGGTAATTTTTTAGTATCAATTTCATATTGAAGTTTTCTCATTTCCAAAGCGTCTTTACTATATCTCTTATATTCAGAAAGTCCTTCAATTAATTTATTAAAAATATAAGACGGTGGAATTTTACGCATCATTAACTGCGTTACATTCGACATCATATTTAAAAAGATAACTTTTGGAATTGCTAATACTACTCGATTCTTACCATATCCTACTGTTTCTTTAATTGCGTAATGACTTAAACCAGCAACTCTTTCAGCTAATGGATGTTTATTATTCTCAAAAACTTTATGTTGAGTAATATCTTTTTGTTTATATCCAAAGACCTTATCAATAATATCAATTCGAACCATGAACTCACCATTAACAGCAAACTCTTGTATATATTCCCGAACTGGTCGAGGCAATTTTCTGTAACGGTCATGATATGCAGATGCAGGATCTAATATATTAATAAACTGATTTGGGTAAGTTTTATATAGATTTTCCTGTTCATGCACTAATAGATGAACTGTTTCTTTATCATTTATAATAGTATTTTTACGATCTACTAAATTAGAATGCATATGCGCAAACACATTCTGAAATTCTAAATCAGGCTTAATATAATTTTTTGTGTCTTCATGATTCATCATTATTCGATAATCAACTATCTTATTATTCTGATCAAATAACGGACGAAATTTAAATCGATCATCAAATCCTAATTTCTTAGCTAGTTTATTTTGATGTTGTTTAAATTGTTTAAGCTTAGCGCGAATTGCAAACATATCTGGTCTACCAGTATTACCAACCTGATAAGCAGGATTTAAACTTAATATTTCTGTTAAAGTTGTTCCTTGATTTCGTGTATTAGTCGTAGACATAATCCCAGATACATCTTTTACTTCTGGTTTATCTCTATTGATATACATAATATAATGTGTTTGATTAGTAGCTATTTTACTTAATTTAACAGACTCTGTATATCCTCTCTCTTCAAATTCTTCTTTTTGTTCAGGTGTACCAATCTGAATATCAGTTAAATTATCCATACGTTCGACAATATATCCTTTCATCATTTGAGTAGGATCACCATCGAATAAATCTTTTCGAGATTTTGCTTTAAAATTAATATGTGCTTGCATGATGCTAATAATACCATTTTGTTGCGAATCAGCTTTAAATTCATTTTTAGCTAAGTCTTTAATTAAATGAGCATCTTGCGTATCAATATGACCTAATGCTGAAATGGTTGCATATGCATCTAATAAGCCTACTCGTTCTTCTGTAGGATTAGAAAGATAATCTAAAGCTATTGAATATGCATTAGATCGAGAATCTGCTAATCGTTCAGTTAATCCTGTCATTTGCCAATATCCTAATTCATCAGCATATTGGATAGCAGCGCTATCTGCTGTTACACCTAATCTACGTAGTATATCTCTTTGTAATTGTTTTCTAGCTCGTATTGAATTCTTATCTTTACCAATTAATCCAATAATCTTTTTCATCCCAGCTGGTGAATTAAGATCTAAATTAGCAGTTATAAGTTGAGAGATATCACTACGTAACATTACATTAGTAAGTGCTTCCCTGGTTTCAACAGACATAGCATGTCGTTTAGTTGGATCTACTGATTTCCAAATACTTTTTATTCCATCTTGTTTATTTCCATTAAACCAATCTATTTGGAATGTTTCCGCTAGTTGACGTTGTTTTGATATATTACCTTTTGATTGAAGTAGTTGTTCAATCATTTTCTCATTAAGAACACCATCTCCAAATTCTTTAAGAAGTCCTCGCATTGAATAGTTCATTTTTTCCATCCAATGATTACGAGCTTCAGTGACAGTATTATCTTCACCAAAATAAATATATGGTAGTGCAATTAACCCAGTAGCAATTTTTAATCCAGGATCAGCGCTTTCAAAACTAGGTTTTCCTTCTTCAGTAGATTTAACTACTGCTCGCTCATATCTTTTAAAAGCTTTGTTAGCAAAATTTCTAATTATTTGATCAGATGCATCTAAAGTTTTATATGTTTTACTTTGTATCTGTTCAGCTTTACTTTTATGTTTATTCTGAATTGCAACGAGTTGTTCAGTTATTGCAATAGCTTCTGACAACTGTAGATCGTTCTCAGGCCTATATACACGTTGCCCTAACACTTCTCTGACAGTATCAACAATATTTTTAATCATATCTAACATGCGTTCGTATAATCCGGTCCTTTGAGCAATAGAATTACTCTTCATGAAATTAGATAGAGACGCATTCGTATTAGCATATGCCATAAACTCATGTAATCGAACTTCTTCTTTTGCATGAAATGCATGCTCATATTGCTTTTTAGCCATGACAATTTCTGCAGCAGTAGCTAATCTTGTAGGACCTGTACCAGGAGGTAAGAACACTTTATAACCTTGTCCTTTACCGTATGTTAGTTCTAAAGTATTCTGAACATTTGAATACAATCTTTCAATTCTTTGCCTAACTAAGGGAGATTGATCAATAGCTATAGAAGTCATTGCATGTAATAACTCATGAGTATAGACTTCCTGAGGAGATTGACCGTTACGAATTCTTGGGGCATTTCGACTAGCTGAAACTGTTACTCTTTCTTTAGCTTCACTATATGTTCCTTGAGTAATTCCTTCAATTTGTTCATATGTTAATTGAATACCTGCTGTCGAATCAAAACCTTTACTTAATATATCCAATACACGATTAAGACTATCTGTATGATTAGCTTCTTCTTCCGCGTTATTATAATAATTGCCTGATAACTCAACAAAATCATTAAATAATGTTTTAACTTTATTACGAGTTATGTCACCCATATCTCTTGTGTCATAAGTCTTTCCTTTATCAGCCAATAAAGATTTTAATTCTTGTTTATCCTCTTCAGTAAAAAAGTCAAAAGAAGTCTGATGTTCTTCGTATGTTCTAGTAAATGTTTCTGCAATTTCTTTTTTAGCTACTGGATTACGTTCTCTATTATTAACTGATTCTTCAGCTGCAGCTAACATTGCCTCCCTCAATACTTGATCTTGAGATTGACCTTCTGGTTTTTGCATAAACATTTGTAGAGATTCATTAAGTCCACCATTCTCAGAAGCTAATTCTTCAAGTTTACGTCTTGCCTCTAAAACCTCATCTTTTACACGTTCAAAATTATCTAATAAATCTGGAAGAGTAATCTTAGCTTCATCTCTATTTTTATTATCGAAGAACTCATCTTCAATATAGTCCTCAACTTCCTTTTCAAAATCCTCACCCATTTGGGCGGTAATACCTAATACCCTCTGAACTTGCTCATAGGTTTGTTCAATAACACTATGAGTTCGATTATAGTGGAGGAACAATTGCCCGTAAGCTGCACTAATTGTAGACAGCTGTTCTGGGCTAGCCATAAATGCATCATGTAACATTAATACATTTAAATCCCCAACCCAACGTTTACCATCAACATTAATGTTTGAATCACCATTCATGGTTTGAGTTAGCAGAACAGAGTCCATATTAATAATCTGGCGTATTAATGCAGACACTCCAGGCTCAATAAATCTTAATTGTTGTGGGAAGGTATTATGAGTTTGAGAAATATTAGAATCATACTTACCATTTTTATCCTGTTTAGCTGTTCTATATTCAATTCTTTCGTCAGCAAGTTTATTTCTACCTTGAAGACTTGAAACTAAATCTAATTGTATTTCTTCAGGAATATCTTTTTTAAAATTTATTATTTTAATTAATCTAGTTTTAGCATTTTCAGTTAAGTCATCTACATTCTCTTCAACAAAATTAATGAGTTCTTTACTACTCATTTTATCAACGTTTTCAGGTACCCCTATTTTATCGTTTAGTACTGAAACATTTTCAGTTTTAGATAAATCAATAAATCCTTCAGTATTACCATTTTCATCAATGGTAGATAAAGGACCTTTATATTGAGGGAATAGTTTGATTAAATTACTTTTTGTATCCTTAATCATTTTGGTTAGTTCATGTTTAGTCAATGAACTACGCCCAACTTCTTCTAACTTCTCTGCATATGCTCGTTTAAAATGAACCATAAACGTGCCGTGCAATACTCCACCCATCTGAACAACAGTATCTCTAGCTTCCTTAGTTGGTTCCAACATAGCATTAAGACCATGATCAAACCTAGGAGCTATAGTAGTACTAATATTAGCGTGGAGGTAATTATCATTTAGATATTTATTTAAAGATGTTCCATTTCTAATAGCTTCTGCGAATTCCTGTTTTGTTACTACTTTTTTAGTACCTTGATTATCTTGATTAAAAGCTCCTAATTTATCTAATGCATTAATGAATGCCCCAATTTTATACCGATAGTCATCAGCTCGATCTGCTTCTGCTTCCAGATCTTCACCTACTGATGTAAGTCTATACTCTTCAAAGAAAGCACGAGTTTCATCAGCTGCAGGTTTGGAATCATTATACGTTTGTTGCATAATTCCAATTTGGGAATAGATTTCACTAATGATATCTTTAGTGACATCTTTAGAAATACGATCTATACCGCCACCGTACATATGGATAATAAACGGATATTTAACTACGCTGCGTAGGGCTCCATCATCTTGTTTAAAATCAGGGAAGAGAACATCAAGTGCTCCATTTAACCGATTGTAATCTGATAAGAATTCAGCATTAGCTTTTGCTTGTTTTCTATCTTGTTCTTTTTCTTTGTCATCAAGTAATTTTCTATATGCAGCTTCTTGTGCTGAAGTTGCTCTTGTAACTCCTGGACCAGACTTATGTGGTTTTACAGGAGGTAGCCCGTGTAATTTTCTTACTTTATTTAATTCTTTAAATGCCGCTGTACGTTCAGGTCCTGGCAGCATGTTATCTATGAATGAAGCGTCTATATCTCTATCTATATTGATCTCATTTTCAAATTCTTTATCTTCTGCTGCAACTTCTGCATCAGTCATTAATTTATTAGTCTTAGCATTTCTACGTGTCCATTCTGGAGCTTTTTTATTTTCTCTATTGTAATACCATCTAGCAATTGCTTTAGATTTACGTCTTTTCTCATAAACCTCATCACGACGTATTAAAGCTTGAAGCATATCTTTTTCTTTTGAATCTACATATACTTTGTATTTATTCTTACGTTTTCTATAAGTCGAGAGAGGGTTGTAATCATCCTTCCAATTGTTATCAACAATGTAATTGTAAGGAATACTATTTTCTTTATTCATCTCCATAGTTCCATCACCCATTGCTTCTTGTACATACTCTGCAAGAGTTTGGTAGGTATCTGGAGCTTCAGTATCATGTTCAGTATCATCACCAAAATATGTAGCTATTTTAGCCAACATTTCTGGCATATTCTTCCACATTGGGAATTGCATAACATTCATTGCAAAACCATTGGAGATACCATCAATCTCCATAACAATATCTGATTCAAATGATTTATTAATTGTTTTTCTAAAGCCAAGCTTAGCTGATTTACTAGGAGATACTTTCATGTACTGAGCTAATCCAGCAATACCCTGGAGTAGGGACATGTTACCACCTCCAGTATCTTCACTAGATTTAACAATAGATAAGGCATCAGCAAATTCTTTAGCTGCTGCTTTCTTTGCTGCTAACGCATTCTTATGCTTAGTCTTATTAGCTTTTTTAAGTTTAGTACTTTCTACAAGATTTCTTGCTTTAGTTAATTTTTGATAAGCATGAACTGCAGCTAATACATTACTGTTATTAACAAGATCATTAAAATAAGTTTTTGAATCACCATAAGTTTGTTTATCAATATCACTTCCAAAATTCTGAGCAACAGCTAACTCAAACTTCCATAGATTTTTTTCGTTATAAGTTTTTGGTTCCCAAGATTTTAATAGGAAACGATCAACTTTACTTCCTTGAGGATTGATCTTGCCTTCTTGCATAATACGATGATGATTCTGCAGGCTATAAGTAAAATAAAATTTCTCTAGTTCATTACGATCATTAGCTTCTACAAGTCTTTTTAAGCTAGCTAATTTATCTCTATTAGAAGCTGCTTTAGACTCCATATCATATTCATGCCATCTACCTTTTTTAATAGGTTCACCGTTTTTATCAACTTTACGTTCACCATCTTTATCTAATACATATACGTATTCGCCATTAGCATCTTTTTCATATAATTCTTCAATACCCATTACTTGTTCTAAAACATCACTATGATCTTCAAATAGATCACTAACTATATCCATTGGTTGAGATTTACTCCATTCAACCTTATGTAGTTTTTTTAGAAGTCTTTGTACTTCTTGAGGTACATCTCCAAAAGTACCGGGTACATCAGTTCTAATATCTCGTGGATTTTGTAGTGGACCAGCATTAGATTGAATATCTAAATTAAGTTTTGTAGTTAAATCTTTTACTGCAGCTAATCCTTCTTCAGAAGGAGGCTTATCTTCATTAACCTTTAGTTGTCTATATCCTAATCCATCTTTATCAGCTTTAGATCCTGGAGGGTTATTGTTATAGACTCGTCCCTCTTCGTGAGCTTCTTCAAAAGCCCATTTATGTACATCTTTAATAAAGTAAGCTTCACTATCATTGCCTTGAGCTGTTTCAATAGCTGCCATTCCAAGAGCAGGAATTAAATGTTCATAATATATGTCTATTCCTTCTTGTGTTAATTCGCCAGAAGCCTTAGCGGGAGATAAGTGTAGCATCTGAGATATGTCATATCCTATCTGTCTAGCTACATCATTATAGCTGTACCCTAATTTTTGCAATTCAGCTTTTTCATTTGAAGATAATTTTTGAGTATTATTATAGAGAAAAGCTTCCATTTTATAATCACTATCTCCAAATACGTTATTATCTGAAGTTCTTTGTCTCCATGTCATTGCACCAATCATCATGGAGAATATAACTTGATTAGGTAATATTCCCTGCTGATTATCAGGATTTTTGGTATCTTCACGATACAATAATGACAATGGTTGTCTAATAGCGTAATTAGTTGTATCTTGTAAATCTGCAAGTTTAACAGTAAAAGCATTACCACCTTCTACTCCAGGTCCTTGAACTTTAGCTTTATCTCCTTTAATAGAAATAACTTTTAACTGAGCACCACCATATTTTACAGGTTCTTCAGCATTTTCATCCCTATCTAATAATACAACTGTATTACCTTTTACAATTGGATGATAAAGAGTTTCTCTAAATCGTGCCGCAAATTTAGTATATCTATTAGATAAAATTTTAGCTGATTTGGAATCTAGTCCTAGATTTATTAATGCTTTAGTTAACGCTTTAGGAGTTTCAATATCAGCATCAGAAAGAGTATGAATCCCTCCTTCTTTAACTCGTTTACCTATATTAACTAAATCAGTAAATTTTTTCCCAACTAGGCCAAGAGCTTTATCTAAATTATCTTTGCTTACTGCTTTAATAGCTGTTTGATATACCAGGGTAGCAGACTCTATAAAATTCTTTCCTGCGAACGAGAATTCGAGTTGTTCTCCTGGTTTACCTTCTTCATCTTTAGTAGTCTCTCGCACATCAGGAGCAGGTTCATCAGGAGATTTAGTAGACTCTTCAGGTGCTTGATCTTCTGTCCTAGTGTCATCTCCTGCTGGTTCATCAGTTTTGGATTCTGCGATACGTGATTTAAGACCTGCAATTGTTGTTTTGAGTTCGTCAATTTTGTCTCGAAGAATTTTTTTATTTTCATCATCTTCCCCTAATTCATTAAATGCATCAACAGTAGTTTTTAATTCTGTTTCAGCTTCTTTTAATTGATTTTCTAAAGTAGAAGCTTCGTCTACTGCTTCATCAATTTTAATATCTTCTCGTTGCTCATCTGTTACTTCTTCAACAACGCGAGACATACCTCCTCTTAGCTTAACTAATGTGTCATATACGTTTTGCTTAGCTTTAATCTTAATTTCTTGATTAGCAGCTGCTTGGGCCATAGAAGTCTTCTTATAACCCTGCACTGTTCCCATAATTAATTTGCCGTATTTAACTTCTCCCTCTAAATTATTAATAAGACCATCAGACTTATTAATAGTGAAATTTTTAAACTTATGAGTTTTATCTGTAATTAGAGTAACAAACTGCCCATTGTTTTTACGAGATTCGAATGACTGTCCTTCTTTATATTCAGTACCATTTGCTTTAGCTTGAGCTTTTGCATCTGCTTCAGTTAATGGCATAGAAACTGTTTTGTAGTTCATTTTGCGTACACCTCTCGGTGACTTTTCATCAATTGAACCTACAACAACAGCACCCATACCAGAAGCTAAGTTAGGGATCATACCTTTAGCTCGTTTAAACTCAGCTAATTTACTACTTAAATTAGTCGCATGAGTAATCATTTTCGAAGTAAGTGCTCTAATATGCCTGTCACGAAGTACAGGATCAGTTAGATTCTTATACGAATTAATGATTTCTTCATGGTATTTAGCTAAACCTTTCCATTTTTTAGTATCACCTTCTAAAATTTCTTCATGAACATCAGCCATTGTTTTTTCGGCTTGTTCTTCTTTCTCAGCTCTTTTAGCTTTTTCAATCTTTCTATCAACCTGATCTTGCCAATATACTGTATCTTCTGGAAGAGCCTGTGGATCTGCTTTTGATTGTTCTAATTTTTTCTTTGTTTCATCAATAGATAATTTATCATGCTCTTCTTCGCTATCCTCAATAGAGCCAAATGTTTTACCCCCTTTACCATCATCTTTAGGAGCATATTTTTTAATAAATTCATCAAATTTAGCTTGAACTAATTTTTGAGCTTTATCGCTCATATTACGCTGAGTTAGTGCTTGAAATTTTTCTAATATAGTACGAGGAGTTTCATCAGGGCGAACTCGAGGAATTAACTGGTCTACTGGAATAGTTTCAGTTAGACCTTTTATACGTACATGTACTTTTCCATCTTTTAATAATCCAACAATTTCTTCAATTACATATCCTTGTGTATCTTGATTTTCTTGATTTTCATCATTTTTTAAATCAACTATATCACCAGGTCCGTAATCTGGGTGTTCTTCAATAGGGATATAATTAGGGTTATCTGCTTTATCAGACATTATTATTTCGTCTAAAATAACAGTAACTTCTGCATCAGTAATATCTTTTCCAGCATCTTTATTAATTTGAACATTAACTATATTTTCTTTCTTACCTTCAAGTTGAGTTGTTACTTTTTCTAATTGAAGTTTTTGATATTCTTTTTCAGCTTTTAATAAACTTGGTTTAGCTGTTTCTTCTAATATATTTCCAATTGTATTTATTTTTTCTTGTACTTTTTCCGTAGCTATAATTTTTTGAATATCAGAAGATTTTTCATCAGCTTCAATTGTTTTAAGATCTTTTTCATATCCTTCAATTTCTTTATTTAATGCTTCCCCATATTGTGTATCTTTTACTTTAATCGTAGCAGTATCTGATCGTCCTGCAAAAGTTTCTCTTATACTATTTTCTTTAGTAACAACTTGAGGTAAACGACTTTGTAATGTATCTAATTCTGAACCTGAAGTATTTAAATTTTCTTCTAAATCTGTTTTAATAGCATTTATCACATCGTCTACAGTGCCATTAGTTTGATTAGCTAAATCTTTATGTTTCTCAAATAATTTTTTAATTTTAGGATTTTTTGTTTCTACTTTTAATTCACCACTTTTTGCATCAGTAGTAACATTAGGTAATTCAACTATAGCTGATTCAATTTCTACAACTTCATTAGTTAGTTCTTCTAAACGCGCAAGATCTTTAGGATTAGTATCCTTTTCAAATTTTTCAATTCTTTTAATTTGTTCTTCTATTGCAGTTTTTTTCTTTTTTAATCCATCTTTTAATTGTTGTTCATTTGATGGACTAAGAATTTTTTTAGTAACAGCTGTTGTTACATTTGCTGCAGCAAACGTTGGTGCTAATGATAGAGATCCAAGTCCTTCCATTAATGCGCCCTTATATGTTGCTCTCCAATCAACTGTTTCTTTGGGTAGTTGTCCCTCAATAACTACTTCTCCACCACCTTGAAGAGCTTCACCAGCCATACCACTTCCTATATCAACAACTTTACCTCCAATTTTACCTAAAATTTTAATATCAGGAGGAGTAGTTTCTCCTATCTTTTTAGCTATTTTTCGAATCCATTGCACATGTCCGCCAGGAGGACCTTTACCAACTACTTTATCTAAGTAACCCAAACTTATTTTTTGAGTAACTACTTTTAATGCCATCCAATTTTCAATAGAATTTTGAACTTCTGGTGTGTAATTTTCTTCCCCATGCTTTTCAATCCATGCTGCTTTAGCACGTTGAGATTCATCTCTAATAAAAGTAGCTAATGTGGCACTTTGTGTAAATAATCCTCCAGAAACTAAAGCTAAAGAATATGCAGCACTGCCTAATCCTTCTTTAGCATAAGCTGCTTTATGACTTTTTAACATTTCCCAAACAGCAGCAAGTTCACCATCTTTATCAGCAATTAAATCATAAATTGATTGACTTGCTTGAAATCCAGCATCATTTGTTGGAAAGAGATCTCTCCATTTATCCGCATATTCTGTAATAAGTTTTCTTTGTTCTTTATTTTCATCAGCTTCTTTTTGTAATTTAGAAAGTACTCCAAATTTTGGATCGTTTTTAAATTGTTCTTGAGCAGTAGTTAAAGTTTTACTAGTAAGAATGGATCTAAACATTTTAACATCTGCGGGTGTAAGATCAGTTTCTGGCTTATTAAGTAATTTTTGACTTTGTTTTAATCTATTATAATTATTAACTTTTCCTTGTAGACTTTGTTCTCCAACAACAACACCTGCAACATATGAATCAAGACCACCAATACTTCCTATTAAATAGTTCTTAACATCACCAATAGACCATTCTTCATAAGCACCTATAGCTTGCTTTGCTGAATCGCGTTGAAAACGAGTAGCATAATAAGTTGCTTCTTTTTCAGTTAAATTACTTACTATTCGCCCATTAAGATAAGCAGTCCACGTACCATCTTCATGTCCTACAACATTAGATCCTTTATGAACAACAATCGGAGATTTATTCTCCATACTCGGTGCTTCAACTAATTCAAGAATATTGCGTTTTAAAGTTGGATCAACATCTAAATTCATGATTGCATTACGTTGTGCACTCTGCTCAGTAGGAACTACTAATGCTTCATAATCCACTCCAGATGGCGCTGGAAGTAAATCAGGATCTGTTTTACGTCCTGAGACTATAGCTAAAGTATCTCCTGCTTTGTCCATACCTTCTAATGCTTCATCTGGAGCTTTAGATGCACCTTTAACTAATGCATCTTTTGCATCAACCCATTTTTCTTTATCAGATAGTATTTCTTTAGATTTACTTATTCCTTTTACAAAATTATTTTTTGCATCAACTAATTTATTACCAAGTTCTTTAGCTATTTTAATATCAGCTAAAACATCTTTTGTTATTACTGTAGCGGTGCCTTTAACTTTAGCAACTCCTGTATCCAGAAGTTCATCTGCTTTATTAATTATGTCATTACCAAATGCTTCTAATTGATCAAATACTTTAGCAGTATCAGCAGTAGAAGGAAGATCAGGAAGTTGATTTGTAATTGATTCAATAGCATTTTTGGCACCTTTTAATGCTAAATTTGGAGATTGTGAAACACCACTAACAAAAGCATCTTTTGCTTTAACTAATGTATCGCCAAGTTTTGTAATTTCTTGACTAACTTTTTCTACACCTGCTTCTAATTGATTAAGTACTACTGATTCTTTTTTAAGAGGAGGCTTATGTTCTTTAAGATGAGGTAATAATGGATCTGTAGCAATTTTAGCTAATTCACTATCTGGTGAAATATCATCCGCAATAGTTTCAGGCGGGAATACAGTTATAGATTCATCTTTCGGTGTAGGTTCATCTACTGCTACCGGTGTAGGAATATTGGCTGTTACACTATCAAGACTAGCATCTAAATTTTGCGGACCTTGATCTATAGGACCCGTATCTAATTCATTAGTAGATACAGGAGCTTCTACTGGAGGTGTAGCAGACTCTTGGCTAACGCCCGAGTCTGCTACTTGTTCAATAGGTTCTTCAAGAATTAGTTCCTGTCCAGGTTGTATCTCTGTTTCGTGACCTACAGTTTGTGGGTTGAGACGTTGTAGTTCTTCTAATGATATACCTTGTCGTTGAGCAATCTCAGATAATGTATCACCTGCCTGGATTACATATGGTTGTCCAGGTTCAGTCTCTTCATCAGCTGGGGCATGAGCACCTATAATACCTTGTGCTTGCTGATTATACTCTAATTTAGCTTGTTCATAGGTAGTCCCAGCAGGAAGATTTAAACTAGATAATTGATGAGCTTCATCTACAATTGTTGGATTATTTAAATAGTAATTTGTAACATCTGTATTACTACCATTTTCATGGCTAATCATAGCTTTAATTATTGTAGGTAAATCTTTTTCAGTTACAATTTCTTTTCCATCTACACTATTTTTTAAATGATCATAATATGCTTGAGTATTATTTTCAGATGGAGGTGCATATTTATTAACCATTTCCAATAAATTTCCATCAAATTCTTTCATCTTTGCTCGCATATCTACAAACATAGCTCTAACACCCATTTGAGGGGTATCAAAATCTACAAAAGGTGTAGGTCTATCATTTCCATAAGTTTCTCCAGTTTCACCTGCATATCCTTGTCCTTTTTGTATATTACCTGGGTTATTATGAATATTAGTTGGTACGGATGGTTCATTAAACGTAACATTTCCAAATTCACCCGTAGATAAAGCATCATTTTGGTTTAAGGGAACTTCAGGGTTTGTTTCAACAACTGTACCTGTTACTGGATTAAAACCAGGGGGAGGCAAAGGTCTATTAACACCTAAAACTTGTTTAGCTTGAAGTAGTGCTTTAGTAGTAGCAACATTTTCTTGTGATTTACTTTTAGCAAAGGCTAATCGAGCTTTAGCCATTGCAAGTTCAGATGTTTTTGTAGGAGGGGGAGGAGCTACTGCAGCTCCATTCATAGGTTGATCAGGAGCTGTGGAGTTTGTTAGTTGTTGTATAATTTCTTCATTGGTTGGTTGAGCCATGGGGTATCTTTACTTATATGAGAATTCATAGAAAATTACTGATTTAAAATTCTTGCTTTAATGGTAAGGCGATCATATTTACTAGAATTAGGATCGTTTGGATCAGTAGGAATTGGTTTTAATTTTGGAAATTTACTTCCAAGAAGAGGAATATCAGGTATAGCTCTTTGGGCTCTACCTATAAAAGTATCCTTATCATATTTTCCTAAACCTTGAGCTCTCGCATCTAAAAGTCTTCCTTCAGCAAATGTAGCAAAGTTTAAAATTCCTTTTCCTACATTTACTGTTCCATCTTGATTTTTCTTAATAGATTTATGAGCATCAGGAAGTGCTCTAACAAATAGTTGTAATAAATCATAATCTGAAGTATCAGACATTTCTTGATAAGCATCTAATGTCTTAAATACTATATCTTTACTATCTAATCCTGTTCTATTAGAATCTTCATCTATTCCTGCATTTCCTATAATTGCTTTAGAAGCAGCTAATCTAAATGCTGCTAATGTTTCAGGATTTCTTGCTGGAAGAAATTCACCCTGATCATTTTTAAAAAATTGTCGTAATCGTCCCATAATGTGAGAAGATTCTTGTGCTACTCTATTAACATCATTAGCTGTATATCCACTTCCTTCATAATTTTCTTTTCGAAATTTATCACTTAACCTTTCAGCTATATATACTTCTGGGCTTGTTTGCGCCATTCTAAATAAAGCTTTATGTTGTTGTGATTTATATTCTTCAGCTTGTTCCATAAAATCAGCTGTTATATTTGCCCTAGAAGCTGCTATTTTACTACCTTGAGAAATAGCAAAACCTAATTCTTGATCTGCTTTTATAACTTTAGCAACTTGTGGATCTAACAAACGATCTGGTAAGTTAGGATATTTTTTACGATATACTTCTTTTATATCGTTTGTGAGGCGAGAAGCCTGCATTGGAGTTATTACTGGATTTGTTTGATAGGGTACATTTTTACCATATGAAGAGTTTTGGAATATAGACGCAGGATTTACATTAGAACGATCTAATGCTAATTCTATATTTTTATTAAATACATCAGCTTCTGGTCCAGTTATGTTATTTGCTTGTAAGAAATTTAAAGTCTTATTTACTTCAGCATCGACTAAATCAGGATCTTGTGAACTAATAGCTGCTGCTATAGCTGCACTACGTTCTTTTAATCGAATACCTTGAGTAGTTTCGCCTGCTTCAAGTTTAGTTTGTCGATCAAAATTTTGTCCCCATTGAGATTTACTTAATAAATCTTTAGCTCTTTTATCAAATACTGATTTATCACGTATACCAGTCCATTCGTTTTCTAACTTATCTGAGATAGTACTAACAGCTCTATTGTATGCTGCTGTACCAAAATTATCTGGATTAGTCATATCCACGCCTACTCCTAAAGCAGCTTGGATAGTATCAGGACTTACACTAATATCAGCAGTACCAAATTCTTGAGCATAAATGTCAGTAATTACTTTATCAGGAGTTCCGGTGGCAAGATTACGTTGATGTAGTTCTTCTACTTTTGCTTTGTATTCAACTGTCCCAGGAGTAAATTCTGCAAGTTCTCCAAGTTCTTTTTTCATTGTTTCTTTATTTTGCCAATTTTCTAGTACATCACGATTAGCTAAATCTTTAGTAAGATTACTAATTTTTGTAGATTCACGATTTAATAGATTTTGAAGCTGTTGATTTCCTGCTTTAGCAGCTAATCCTCGATCTGCAAATCCACCAACATTCTCTAATACATTTTGAACTTCATCTGGAGTTTGAGCTTTAGATAGAGCTAAATCAATATCAGCATCAGCAGCATGCCCTACAGCACCAAGCGCTGCTTTAGCATCTGCTAATTGTCCTTCACGAAGTTTTTGTTGATCACTATATCCTTTACGTAAATTATCTAGTAAAGTGTTATCTCGTTTTCTAAGTACTGATGATATATTTCCTTTTAATACGGACATGCTAGCCCCTTACACAGTAAAGTTAGTTTTCTTATTTTCCATACCTTGTGATGCTCTAAATTGATTTTGATCTTCTTCTCTAACTCTATAATCACCCATAGCTAAGTTCCAGCGTCTATCTACATCAGCTTGATCAAACGCCATAGCTGCTCTAACATCATCTAAATATTGTTGTTGTTGCCCCATAGCTTGTTGCTTTTGAATCCCGCCCCAAATACCTAAACCTATTTTTGCAGCATCCATAGGATGATCACCAGCCCATAGTTTTAGTTTATCCATCATACCGGGAGGATTTGTTATCTTATTTATTGCAGCTGCTTCTGCTATTTTAGTAGGATCTTTAGCCCACGGAGCTGTACGAGAAGACCCAAATTGATACATTGGGTCATTAGTCAGATTAAATTTAGCTAATGGGTCATTAAAATTTACACCTTCAAAATCTCCAGGTACATTAGGATTTCCTCCAGTAAATGCCCATGGGTTACGCCTTCTACCTATTTCATCTTCTTTATCCTGTTGCCAAGAATAAGCTCCTGTTGATCCTGTACCCGTACCAATACCAGTACCAGGATAAAATTGTGGAGGAGTCCGTTTTTGAGAAGTTCTACGCCACGGATAAACTTTATTAGTATAATTCTCTGCCATTTGCTATCTCCTGCTTATAAATACAGTTATCACTTAGATCATACTACTATACATCATACGTTGCACCATAAAAATCAAAATCTGGAGTAATAGCAATACTTGCTAATGTCATAGGAACTATACCTAACATCCCATCAATAGTTGGACCAGCATGCATAGCTAATCCAGTTCCTTTTCGCCATGATTGTGCTGTTGCTGCGGCAACCGTATAGCCCCCCATACCATAATCTATTTCGGTTAATTTCTCAATTTCAGTTAATTTTTTAGTTCTTTCTTGATTCCAAGCAGTTTGAGCAGTCGATACTACATCAGCTGCTTCTGCAAGTGCTACTGCTTGTAAACTATTGATATTACTAAATGCTTGCAATCCTATAGCAGCCCATTGCATCGGAGTAAACGATGCAGGGCTTTTAAAGGAAGTCATATTATTAAAGCTAAATTTATTAAAGAAAGAAGCATCTGGAGTACTGACATCCCCAACAAAATCGCCCATTGAATCAAATGATGCGCCTATTCCATCTGCATCATATGATAAGTTACCTTCCCATGACATCATAGCTACAGTAGCTAATAAACTAAGAATCATGCCTAATTCAGAATCTCCTGCTATTTCTACAATAATCTGTTGGATAATAGACATAACTATCCATTTAAAGGCATAAACAGCTAATTTACTTAGTACTATTTGAGCCGCAGCTAATAACCCAGCAGTAGCAGCAGTTCCTGCAACAGTTGCTAACCATGCTTTTAAAGCAGTAGGATCGAATGTGGTAACGGTATAGTAGATAATGACTACAAGAATAATAAGCATTACAAGAGCTGTAAGAAAGCCCATTCCTGCATGATGAATAACTTCATAATGAGCTACATAAATGGATAGATGAGCTCCAGCTAAAAATAATTGGGCCTGATCTGTATTCGATAGATCTTTAACAAACGTATAGACAAACGGAGCCATTAAATCTTCTTTAGCTCCAAGATTGAATTTAACTGTTTTAAATTTTCCTGTATCGCCATCAATAACGCGCATAGCCCCAATAGGAGCAGCAACTGTATATGCGGCTAATCCACTAGGTTTGATTTTATAGTAAGTAATTGATTGTCCAGACGTTGTTTCTTCTGATGCTTGTTGAACTAATTTTAATATACCTGATCCATTATTCTCATATACGGCATCAGGAGTTAAATAGATTAGACTACTCGTAGTACCATCAGAGTTCTGTAATACAGGAGTTGGGTTGTTATAGCTCATTCTTTCAGTTACTTGGAGCCAATTAGCCGCTTCTGCTGTAGTAGTACCAGGATTAGTTACCCCATTACCGGCTAAAAAATCAGCTACTTCAGTCAAATTATCTGCTTTATACCCAACATTATAAGTACCTTTGCCAGATGAACTATAATAAGGGGTAGCTAAAATACCATTAGCATCAAATCTCGACATGTCCGAATAATAGATACCATTTTCCGGGCTTCCACTATTAGCATTAATATCTGCTAATGAGGTAAATGCATAAGTAATGTAGTTCCATTGAAATGCATCTTCTTTATCTTCAGTACGAGTTAAAATATTATTAGTTGGAGGTACTTCACCTGGTTGTGTATTGTTGTACATACCTTGAGTTACACCTTGAGCAGGATATAAATTTTCAAACATTCTAAATAAATAAGACATACCTGCTTGAGAGGTATCCCACATTCTTACTCCAAAATTGACATAAACATTATCTATATCTCCGGGGGCTAGGCCTGAATCATTCATTACACCAGTCATAATTTCAGCAGGATCTAAATGAATAATTGCTAATAAATCTTCTATTGCTGCTTGTTTAGTAGCTCCAAAGGTTGTGTAGTTTGAATTACTAATTCTTAAAGGTATAGCAGGCATTGCTTGTATAGCAGTATTATCAATATTAATTGGTTCCTCGACTGTATCTAAATCTACATAAGTTCCTTCTCCTACTTTATAAACAAATAAATATGTTCGGCTAGGATCTACATTTCGAATGTATTCAGATACATAATGTAATTCTGTAGGTCTAGATGGAGCATTATATGGAAGGGTAATAGTAATGCCAGCTGCATTATATGCTTCAATTGTATAATCATCGGTAGGGATATTATATACAATAGTATTTAAATTAACATGCCATCGCATATCAACTAATGCATCATCTGACGGAGCTATTGCACTTGTTATATCGATTTGAAAATGATTAGGTGATGGGGTGACATTAACGGTATCTGAAGCCGGGATATACGGACCAGTAGTAGTTTCTCGATATTCAGTACCTAATAAATTAGCACCTACATCATAACCTTTGTTTTCTTGTAGCCAATACTTAACCCAATCTTGTTTAGTTAAAGCTCTAAGAGCTGAAATTCCCGGTGTACATGGAACTCCATTAAGAGTTTGTAATGCATCTGTTAATTCATCATAATCAACAATTAAAATATATGAATCAAGTTCTGGAAATCCTTCAAAATAATTTCCATTTTCAATAAATTGCATAAACTCTTTAATATTCCCTTTCATACTGCGGAATACTAAATTATAAATTAAAGAAGTAGACAGATCTTTATTTTGAAGAATTGCTTGTAGTAGTGCTTGTGTGGTGGGATTTTTACGATCTACATCATCAAAAAGAGGGTAGTTACGAACTTCAAAGTACTCAACAATCTGGGTACTACCTCCATCAAAACCGAGAAGTACCATAATTAATTGAACTACTACTTCAACAATTTGTATAACTGCTTCTACTATAGATACAACAACATCTACAACTGCTGAGATTACACTAGCAATAAAACCCATTGCTTACCCCTTTAATTCTTAGGTCGGTTCAGCGTTTGTGATTTGTGTATTTATATTATCGGTCCCAGTTGTATTTAAAGCATTTACACCAGTAGACGCAACACCTGCTGTTGAAATATTAACCGCCCATGCATCAAGTAATGTTTTAAGATATTTTTGATCTGCATTCCATTTAAAGCCTTTAGCTTGTTCAGTAGACAAGTTATTTGCTCTCCCTGCCACGGAAGTAGTTGTAGGAGCTACTTTAGTAGATTGTTCAGTTTGAGCAAATTCAGTAACTTCTTTTTGAAATAATAAGGCTTCTTCTGCATTACCTTTTTGCATGCCTATTGTATAAGCTACAGCTTGTTGAACAGCTGCTTGCATAGCTGTTAAATATACTGTTGCATAATCACTACCAGTAATACGGCCTAAATTAAATTGGGCAGCCATATGTGCATTCACAGTTTCCATTAAATCATCGAATACACCAGTACCTGTTACTACATTACTAGCATCGGTAGCTACACCGGCAGTTAGATCAGCAATAGTAATAGCCATTAGTTATCTCCTGTATGAAATGCAGGATTTGCTGCTTGAGCTGCAGCCAATCTTTCCAACTCTTCTTTAGTTAGTGGATCTAAAATTCGTACATTAAATTTCTTAGTAATATATGGCTCTAATACTTTTTCACCATTAGGCGTAGTGACTGTTTTAAATTTCTGCATTTCAGCATGTTCAATTTGATTAAGAATAATTTGTGGAACATGCCATCCTTCTTCATTGTTAAAAGGAACATATTTTTTAATCATCTTTCCGCCATTAAGTCCTGAAGCACCTACAGTAAATATAAGACCAGGATAACTACTCATCAATGGGTCATTAGGCGTAACAACAATACGCACAAGTTTCATAGCCTCTTTCTCACCCGTTTTTGTTAATGCTTTTGCAGCAGCTGCTTTAGCGGCTTCACTAGCATCTGGTAATCCACCTTCATAAGGTCTATCATCTACAGCTACCGGAATATCTTGCACCATTGCTTCTGGACTAGTCCGTGCAGTATGCAATAATTCTGCTAATTTAGATGATCCTGTCTTATGATGAAATTTAATTCCATATTCTTTTAATTCCTGTTTAATTTCTTCATCAGTGAGTTCACTAATAGGTGTTTCAACTTGCATACATCTTCTCCTTAGTTAAACGTCCCCCCGAGGGCTAACGCCCTCGAGGTGACATCTATTTATGATTATACAGCTGCCAAAGCAGTCCAAATAATTCCTAGACGTTCTGGACGAAGCGCCATAAATCCATAATACCATTTGATAGAGTAGAACCCTACTTCACCATATGGATCATCCAAAGAAGCTATTTCTTTACCAGGCTTCTTATGGTTGATGCTGAATTTAACGCTTTTTCCATCTGTCTGGAAACCGATAGTAGTGAAAGCACCATCACCAACAACCAACATTGGATAGATGTCTGCACCATTATCTCCGGTACCTGCAGTATCAGCGGCAGATGCACCACCGTTTTC